ACTGAAACATAGATGGTGGTATCTGCGGTGGTGGTATCTGCTGAACGGAATCCATCCCTAGCGGTGCTTCCTTCTTAATAAATAATCCACGTCCTTGTCCGCTCATGAAAGCGTCAGCATCGTCAACCAATGACCCTTCCATTACCTTCATACCTGAATTGATCTGGCTCTCTAATATATCTAACTCAATAACCTTTCTTCTGTTGTAAAGAAACTGAGCATCACGTAACCCACGTACAACACCTTGTATCTTCCATTCATAATACGGATTGTCAGGTTCGAAATATCCAAAAACAGGAACAAACGGATATCTATCTATGTTCAAAGGATTCGGTCCATCATACATCACATGATTGTTAACAACGATAGCAAGCTTACATGTCTGCTTCTCTATATTCTGTACTTGTATCTGAGGAAATTGAGACCTAAACAGCTTTAATTGCTCATTATTCCCTGTCCACTCAATCATCTGCTCAGATTGCGGATCTATCAATACCTTCTGCTTCCGATAATCTAAATAATAATACTCATCATAAGAAAATAAATCAGGGTTCTGTATGTTAAAATTCTGAGGCATGAAGCTAAACTTTTCATCCTTCAACCCTCCCTTCATCTCAGCTAATTCCTTCTTGCGCTCAGGCATCAATGAAGTAACCTGCTTGCGGGATAAATAGCGCCTCGTCCATATGAAATTGCAGTCAGATAGATCAGGCTTAGAAAAAAATGTATCTATCAAATACCCATTGTAACTCAGATTATCAATATGCAAATCCCCACTTAACGGGTCTTCCCGGTGGTCTATCCATACATTAAGCAGATTCATCCCGGTAGTTAACGCACCTTCAAATGCATCCGAGATAGTGTTATACATATTAGTTCGGTTAGCTAACCAAGCAACCAATGAAGAAAATTGCTCCGCAGTCTCTTCGTCCGTTCCCTCAATCGGTAATACTGTTGTCGCCAGTCTGTTGCGCCTCTGGTATCCCGTCATTAGGTTCACAATCTTACGGATCTTGTTGAAGTTGAATTGTTTCCTCTGATGTACAGGAATGCTGCCGTATAGCTCATTCCATAACGATTGATCCCCCGACTTGAACCTTAAATCCGTTGTGCCTTCTAACCAGTAGCTTTGATTAGCTTGAGAATTACGTTCGTAACTCTCCTTCATCATCTGCAATACTTCCTTGTCGTCATCGTATTGATAGAAACTTTCGTTGTACCTTGTCTGATATACCATAGCTTTAACCTTTTGTATTAGTACTATCAATAAAGTACTTTCAAGGCTAAATGTAAAACATTATTTGAATTTTGTGAATGACTAAGACCTTTCAGTATTCAAGGAAGCTTGAATAAGTGGGGATTTTAGACGGCGTTATTCAAGAAAGACCCATAACACTTTTCCAATCCATCTCTTTCTCCTTTGTTTCATGCTTTTAAAATTAAATATATTATAGCAATAGAGGCAAGCATAAGCATAACCAGTTTGAATATATCTTTTTTATTTCTATATCCATTATTAAATTGACAACATAACTTTAATAATCCAACAATTCCTATCATTAGACCAAAACCAAAATAAACAATTATTGAACTTTTTAAGACTAGAGAAAACCAATCCATTAATATACCCCATGCGCTTTTCTTAGCTCTGTTAACCTATCTTTCGTCATTCCACCACCCGGCCCTTTCAGCCTGTCTAATGCTAACACCATCATCCGGAATGCATCTGCCGCGTGGCTCGCCCAGTTATGTGTAGGCCTATTCCTGAACACCTTAGCTTTGTCATCCCATTCCGAACTGTATTCCAATAAGCACTTAATCAAGTAATCACACTTGACACGATCTATAAATATCCGAGGAAATATTCCCCTTACCTTCTCTATCCCTTCCAATATGCTCAATGTGTTAGGTATAATGTCAAAATCATACCCCGAATCCCTAGCAACCTGCAAGAACGTCGTCCCCGTTGCTACTTCCCGCTTCTTCCCATCATGAGGCAGGTAATGCGTTGCGTAGTTGTATGCCTTTTCCCTCAATATATCTATATAGTGAGTCAAAGCATACCCGTGATTCTCATAATGATCGATAACCAATATCTCATTGCCTCGCCTCTGAAAGAATATAATACTCATTGAGTCCGAAATACCGATATCCCAAGCCGTATAAACTAAATGATTATTATCACACGGCACATAACAAAGGCGCCCCTCATTCTCTGCTTTCTGCATGCTCTTACCATAGTACGATCCAAGCTTTCCAACATCCCAAGAACAGTAATACTCGGTATCTATCATCTCTTGAGAGATTCCTTGCGATAGCTTAACCTTTAACGATTCGGGCTTTATTAACCCACTATCCTCAATAGTTACAAGACTACTAAACCATTCCTCAGGATTCTCTTGCGCATGCTTAAAAAGCGTATAGAAATAGTTCTTGCCTTGAGGCGTTGAGTTGAAGATCGCCCACCCGCCATTCTTTTCCAAGATAGGATCTAGGATAGCCGTCCATATCGTAGGATTCTGATACGCAAATTCCGATAACACAACACCAACAGGATTAGACCCCCGCAAAGCATCAGGTGTATCAGAGCCAACAACCTGAATGATTGATCCATTTGTTAAGAACAGCTTCATCTCATTGTTGAGGCGTCTTAGTATTAGCTTCTTCGGGCAGTAGTCTATAAAACTAAGGCCTTCTTCCGTTATATTATCCCAAAATGACTTACGGGCTTGGGAATAAGTCGGGAATACGTAAAAGTAATTGCCAATTCGCTCAAATGACTTCTTAAGCATTACATTAAAGCAAGATACGTCTTTGCCTGCTCTTCGGTGCATGACCCATACAATTCTTTTAATTCCGTTGTCTAGAGCTTCAACAACAGGCAGTTGATAATCACGAAACTCAAACTTGTAAGGTAGTATTATCTCTTCTGACATCTCAATTATCTCTTTCTACGACTAGCAACATGCTTTGAGAAATTATTTGCAGTCATGAAAACCATAACACCACAGAATATCTTAATACCAAGAAGATAAAAGGCAACCACTCCTAATATACAAATAATACAAATGCCTATTGCGTATTCTATGGTCTTCGCTGTCTTCAATCTTCTCCCTCTTTACCGTTGTGTTAATTTATATACTATCGTATCATTCTTTTAAATTTAAATTTATATACAAAACAAAGGAGGAAGATAATAATGAATGAAGAAGAGCTGAATGAACAAGAAAGAATATGCAAGCAACTAAAAAAAGAACTCCATCAGATAATAGTCAAACTAGGTAATGAAGCAGGCTGGCCTATGGCTTTTGCTAATGCTTTGATTAATGTAAACATGTATTACATTGCTATTGTCATAGGATATATGTCTCTAGAAGAAGATATAGAAGACGCTAGAAATCTAGCTAAAACAGTTATGTCAAAACTAAATGACGGATTGCAGATTGCGATTAATGAGAATGCTAAAAACAATGGAGGAAGATAATGGCTGAAACAGATGAAGCAAAAAAAGTCGAGGAAGTATTAGAAGTATTAGGAACCAAAATCTTCCCTATTCTAGAAGAAGTTTCTAGAGATTATAAATATTCTACAGCAATATTATACGCTATTACTATCACTGGAATCGATATCCTAGAATCAATATCTGTAATACTTGCAGCCGGCGACATAGAAGAAGCACGCAATTTTAATGAGGGTATAGTAAAAGCCTTGCATAAACGGTTAAATGAGGTAGTTACGGAAGCAGCACAAAAATAGGAGCAAGCGAGATGAACATACAGGAATATTTAAAAGAAGCTTATAACAACGATGAGTTAAAGAATATTTGTGAAGTGGGCTGTGTTGATGGAGGTGCTTATAAACATATTTATTGTAGTGAAACAATTGATTTCTATGAGCAGTTTGAAGATGAGATTTGGGAGTTGCTATACAATATAGCACTTGATCGAGAAATTGCTGTATTAGACGTAATTAGATCTTTTAGTGATAGTGTCAACATTGTTGATATGGCAGGCTTAAAAAACAAATTAGCTTGGTTTGCGATAGAACGTGCTGCTATGATAATAATAGGTAATAAAGAAGGAGCTTTTTAGGCTCTTTTTTTCTTTTTATGAATACCTATATACTAGGTATAATACCTAATTAGAGGGCAAATGGATAAAGATAATGAAAACATAAATGAAGAGCACTTTCCAAGTCGTAAACAAAAGTACTTAGAAGTAATGCAAATGGATGAGTGGAAAGTTTTACCCAAATACCTTTCCTTAAGAAAGGATTATCACAATACACACACTACTTATGAAGTATATGAGAAAAAGGGCACTCAAGACTAAATTTTTACCCCTTTATTTTTTTCTTGACAAACTTCTTTCTCACTGATACATTAATCCTTTCTTTTGGCCGTTTTCTTTTCATCTAACCAGTATTAGATACAATGTAATAAGAGGAGAGGATGGGCCTCGATACCTAAAACAGCCCACTCGGTAAAACTGTCCACCACCGTGCTTTTATTAAAAGAATCTTTACCTCTTGTTGTTAATTCAATGTTTGTGTAAAGTGTATGTAAATTAACACTTACCCATGGAGGATTAAGATGACAAACATTAATCAATGTGAATGTGATAAAGGTTTTCTTTGTGAACATTGTGAAAAAGAAAGCGATGCTCAACTAAAACAAGCATTTAGAGAATATAAACTTTACGCAATTAAAGATGATGATGGAAATACTTTAGATATTCGAGATGTAAACTTTTATAAAGATTATGATGGTAA